ATAATTGGAAAAATCAATAGATTCGCCTTTCATACTAAAATGTTCTACATCTAGAGCAGTTTCATGTTTAATGCCATTTTTGTCTCTGTAGCTAAGAATATGTTCTTCTTCGTCCAATGTCATCTCTTGCCTATTCTCTATGTCTGTTTTTTCTTCTATTTGTGTCAGAATAGTCTCAGACTTTACATTGTAGAGATAATGGCTACCATCAGGAGCAGTATAGCCAAGAACCTTCCCTGCTGCATCTCTCTCAACAGAAAGATATTCATCATTTTCTATCGTAGAAAGATGAGCAGTACGTTCTTTGATGTCTGCTATATCAATAATGGCATTTTTAATAAAGGTACTAATATCAATACCACCAACAACCATGTGACCATCATCTGCACGGAAACCACCAAGAACCTTGTTCTCTGCATCAATGATAGCATAAAGCCATTCCTCATTGGTTATTACAGAGTACATTTCATGGTTAGGGAAGTATGGCTCTCCATCATATTTGATTCCTGCAAGTATTCTGTCTTCTGTATCTTCTACTGCGATGATATACTCATCATTAGAGATATAGAAGAAACTGTCTGCAACATCAAGGTTTATCAATCCCTTACCATCTTCTTTTGGTTGTAAGGTTTTGAGGGTTTCATCAATACTTGAAAGAGCTTCCTTGATAGCCTTAATATCATCAAGCCACTGAGCCTTGGCTGCCCAGCTAGTACCATCTCGCTTAATACCGAGAAGAGGATGATTAGCTGCATCAAGAATAAGCCAAAGAAATTCCTCGTTTTGAATGACGTGATACATTTCATTGAGAGGATAATAAGGCTTACCAGTCGCTCTGTAGATACCAAAGAGAAGTCTACCCTCAGAATCTATTACTGCATGGATGAACTCTTCGTTCTGAATGTAGCGGAAAGGAGTTTCTACTACCGTTCCTTCCTCATTCTTGATAGCTGTCTTGTCAACAACCTCATCTACTGCACTTTGGATATTGACTGCGGCAAGTTTTGACTTCTCATTATTATAAGTAACAGCAGTAGCCTGACTTGCACCACCAGTAGCAGCAATATCCTTGATGGTTTCTTCCATCTGAGTACTTCGAGTCTGCAATAATGAAATGTCTTCATCGTTGGCGGTGATTTGCTGCTGCTTATCATCTAGCTGTCTCTGATGTTTTTTCAGTGTATCATCTACGTTCTGAATGGTTTCTACCAAATTCTCAGGAAGACCAGTAGCTGCATTAATAGTCTGGCGAAGCTCTGGGTCTAACTTCTCTACACCGATGGTGTTGTCTTTCAACTTGTCTTTGGTGATGGAGTTCTCTGCCAACTTCTCGTTGGTGATACTTCCATCCTCCAGTTTCTCGTTGCTGACAGAACCATCTTGGAGGTTGGAGTTACCAACAGAATCAGCAGCCATCTTTTCGTTGGTGATAGCACCATCCTTGATTTGCTGAGTTGTTAACTCATCAGTGACGTTGACCTTCTTGTCGAGTGATTCCTTGACGGATTCTCCCGATTCCTCGTCTTTGACGTACTTTGAATATGTCAGAGTCTGGTCTTTGCGCCCACTTACAAGGGTGCTGTTGTATTTTTTCTTTTCTGCCATATTATTCTTTTAATTTAATTTGATATTCGTTATCGTCACCAGCTACAAGTTCGTCTGACCAATAGTAGTAGAGGTCACCTAGCTTTGTGGTGTTCATGGATGCCTCGAAGCCGCATTGGTTGAAGATGAGCGGCTGGCGGCTTGCAAACCAGATGTATGGTTTCTCTTCCGTTGTTGTGATGGTAAGAGTCTGACCGACAAGAGTGCCTTCGTACATTGTGAGGTCTTCCATATTCAACTCGCTCATATTCTTGGCTGACGATGCACCATAATAGCTTGCCTTGACGGTTCCACTTGCTGTGATGGTAACATAGCCTGATACGGCTGGGATGAAGACCTTGTGTGTGTTGCTGTTGTAATACTCAGCAGTAACGTCCTTTCCGTCCATGATAACCTTCACCTGACCGATGCTGAAACCTTCTATAGGCATGAACTGAGCTTCCAGTTTCTTTCCGTTGCTGATAGTTCCGTTAATCACGAAGTTCTCCTGACTCTCCACCATTTGGGTTTCACCATTGATGGTGTAGCTGAATTTGGCGTTATCAACGATGAAAGAAATAGGGCAAGTAGACTGATTCTCTGTCACGATGTAGTATCGAAGGTTGAATAAGCCAGTATGCTCACCTTCCGTGATGCCGATAGGAACATTACTCATAGAGTTGTGTTCTACGATTCTCAGAAGGTTTCGCTCGATGCTGACCATTTCGCTACCATCATACTTCCATGATACCCTGACGTTATAGTTTCCGTAATCAAGGGTGGAAGGAATGTCGCATATCAGTACGTTGCCTTGGATTCCTGCTACTTGAACTGGAACAGAAATTGTATTGCAGAAACAGCCCGACAACTCAACTCTGATGTCGGTAGCCAGATTCATATCGAAGTCAATGAGTCTCTGGAACTCTTTCGATACGTCCATCTTCCGCACCAAGATGTGGAGTTTGAAACTATTTCCTTGTACTATTTTATAAATCATATTTGGTACACATTATTAATAATAGGCAAAGATAGGCAGAATTTTCTCTACCTACCTTTTATCCGTTTATTTAGGGCAGAAAAATTTTAGATTAAGCCCTTCCATCTGAGAAATTTGCGCTTGCGGCTGCGCTTTCCCTTCTCACTCTTGCAGTTGGTATGATAGACACAATCTTTGAAGAGGTCTCTGACCTTCATGTCGTTGTCTACCAGTTTGGTCTTCTTGAATGCCTCGAAGAGTGAGCGGTTCATAATCATGAGGTTTCCCTTCTGCGTAGGAAGAACATAGAAGATTTCACCGTGGTTCTTCTTGGATGCGTAGTCTGCCTTAGCCGTAGCTTGGCGGTACATGATTTCGCACTTGATGCGCTTGAAAATCTTTGTTACTTTCATAATCGTAATTATTATTGTTTGAAACTATATGATGGTTGCTGCCGAAACAGAAACCTTTCTTCTCATTACTCTTGCCTGAATCTGTATCATCTTTGGCATTTCCATTTCGTTGAAACAGATGTGGAGTCCGATGGCTCTGGTCATGAGCAAATCATCGTGCTTTCCGTCTGCTGCCTCGTATACGGTTCCGTTCTTCTCGTAGGTGAGATATTCATCTAAGCATCTATCGTCTCGCTCTACATAGAGTTGTTCACGGATAACCTGAACCAATACTGAGATAACCATTGGCTTGGTTGCCACGTTGGTATGGAATCCGTACTTCACTGGAACCTTATTCTTGATGTCTGATTCACTCTGCTTGCGTGCATAGAGGTTGTCGTATACGTCCTTGATTTGATTCAGGATGAACTCAGACTGGTCACCACCTTCCAGGATGTGCTCCTTGTCTTTCGTCTCTAAGGTGTTGGATTCAATCACCAACAGAGCATCGTTGTAGTATTTGGCTATCTGAGCCGCCTTCCATGCCAGCAAGTCCATATCAATATGCCCATACCATTGGGCTACCACATACGGCTTGCCACCTTCCATCATCCAATAGCGGTCGAAGACACAGATAACAGACCAGTCGGCATTCTTGCTACGTCCACCAATATCCACTACAACCAGATATCGGTTTATCACCTTGCAATCATCAAAGGTCTCAGGCTTGCTCCATATCCACAACTGCCCCTGCTTGTCTTCACAGAACCGTACATTCTGCATACACTTCTTGCCTTTGTAGCCATCACCATAAACATCACCGATGAATTTAGGTGCTCGGCATCCCTTGCGGAATTTGTCAACCTTGTCTTCGGCAAACACCTTGGCTCCTGAATGCTTGAATGCTTCAATATCATCGGTAGGGTAGCCAGCAGCCATATCAGCATGGTCGGTGAACTTCCTTCGCTCTGCCATATACCAGTTGATAGCTTCGAGTGGAGCACCCAGTGTCCATAACTTCCAAAGATAGGTACATGGCTCCTCTCGGTCGGACATCGTATTGGTATTGTTGCGGTTCTCGTATAGCCATTTGGCAAACTCTACCTTCTGTTTCTTTGATTCAAAATCAAGATGATACATATCGTATATCTCGAACCAAGGTACAAAGAACGGCTCAAACTGAGATTGTCCCTTTTTGGCGGCAAGCCATTCCTTGTGGAAGAAGTTGCCAGTACCATTGGCGGTGGATTCGTAGGCAATCATCGTGTATGGTCGGTACAAGATACCATTGGTAGCGTTCTGCACCACCTCCTCAGGAGATTTACCATCCGTCTTTTTCCACAAACCAACCTCGGAAAGGTGTACCAAGTTGTAGTCTTCACCATTGGCTGATAGTGGTCGTTCCATGGAACCCACCTTAATCTTGCAGAATCGCTGAGGAACCTTCTTTACGTTGCCTGATGTTCCCACTCCAACAAACTTCGGCTCGTTCTCAGAGAATGCTTCTCCCATTTCGTAGAGGAACTTGGTAGGAAAGTTTTTCAGAGCTTCCTCGAACATTCCTCGGATGGTCTCTGCTGTGTCCTTGACCTGAGCCACGATGAGCGAGTTGAGACCCTTCTGCCACATGAGTTGCAGCCAGAGGAAGTACATCTGAATAACCGTAGAACCTCCCCATTGTCGGGCTTTCAGCAGGATGAGACGGATAGGGCGATTCTTCTTTCTTCGCTCCTCCAGCCACCTGAGCAGTCTGCGCTGCGGTCTTCTGAGCACAAAGCGAAAGGGGAGACCTCCACCTTTCGGCTTGATATAGATGAATGTGGCGAAGAAGAAGAAAGGGTCGTGTTTCATTCTGATGCGAGTGAACTGCTCTACCAGTTGCTCAATTTCTTCCTCTAGGTTGTATGGCTCGTCTATATCCTTGTGCAGTTCCTCGATTACTGCCTTGCAGCTACCAAACTCGATGAGCATCTTGACGAGCGGAATCTTCTTCATTGAAACTGGAAGCTGCTGTCTCTGAATCGGGAAATCAGGAAGGAAGAGCAGGAATCGCTTATCTCCACAACCTTCACCCTTGATAGGATTGAATGGTGTGTTGATTTCCTTGATTCGTTTCTCGTTCTCTTTCAGGATGCCAAGCACATGTTTGTCTACAGCATCAGTCAGTTTGGCGGTTACTTGTCTTGGCATAGCGGTGCATTTAAATATCCCCACAACAGACCAAGTACATAGCAATAGATGTGGACTCCAACTGCCATGCAAGGGAAGAAGATTCCGACACAGATATATAGGAGAATGGTGAGATTGTATCTTACCTTATTCTCCACGTATGGGGCGATAAAGCCCATGTAAGCATAGATAAAGCCGCTTAGACCGATGATTGGTAGGGATGAGGTGAAGGGATAGCTGATGGCTATAAGATAGAATGCCACCAAGTGACCGATGCCACAAGGGATGGCTCGGTAGCATTGATGGAAAACATAAAGGTTGATGGCAGCATGAAAGATGTTCTGATGAAAGAAAGGGTAGCTTAGTCGGTTCTGAATAGAACAATCGTCAAAGAGACCCATGCCATCATATCCAAGAAAAGTGATACACATTATTATAATGTACCCAGCATAAAGCGCAATCTTCTCTTTCGTCTCTCGTAGCATCTTTGCTTCTCCTCCTTTCTCACCCTGCTAAGAATTACGTGTATGCTTTGAGGAGTCAAATAGAAACTGGGTGCTTTTTCAGCACATACACATTTGATAATATCCATATTACTGAGATATGGCTCATTACTCTTATGAATCTGGAATCGTCTGAAAATCTCCTGATACATTTCCTTTCGGGTAGGAATCATGTTATCAAGAGGTTTTCCTTTCAGTAAGTCTAATATGACTATATAAGCACGGTCTTCTGAAACCCAAAATCTTCTGCTCGGAGATTGGGCTAGCTTTTCCTCAATCTCTGAGAGTCTGATATTGTCTCTTACATTAATAATTTCTTTGTAAGCCCTCAATAAATCAGCATCACGTTCCTCTATAAAATAGCATCGTGAATCCTTATATTTCATATCTGACCCTGCAAATATACAAAAAAGTATTGAATTAGTCGTATCCGATTAGACTAAATTAACGGATAAAAGATGAAAATCGGAAAAAAGCATTAATTTTGGGCATTGATTTATAAATATACACATATATATATGGACGAAAATACAAATATTGAGCAGAATGCTGGTGCTGCAAAACAGCAAGATACCAAGACCAAGAGAGACTTGGCTTTGGAGCGTTTGAAGACCCGTCACCCTGATACGGAGTATGCGGATGATGAGGCTATGTATGGAGCCATCAACGATGATTATGATGCCGACCAGAAGGCTTTGCAGGGGTATAAGGATAACGAAAAGGCGATGGGCGATTGGCTGGGTAGTGACCCTGAGGCGGCTACCTTCCTTCAAGCGATGAAGGCTGGCAAGAGTCCTTACGCTGAGTTGATTCGTACACATGGCGAGGATGCCATTGACTACTATTCAGACCCTGATAATGCGGATGAGATTGCATCGGCTCAGTCGGAGTTCTTGCAGAATGCTGCCAACGGCAAGAAATTGCAGGAGGAGTATGACAAGAATATGCCTTCCAGCTATGAGGTATTCGACAAGTTGGAAGAGAAGTATGGCGAGGAAGCTGTGAATGATGCAATTGACCAGTGCTTTCAGACTATGCGCAATGTGGTGACTGGCAAGTTTACAGAGGAAATGATTACTGCTTTCATCAAGGCTAAGAACCATGATACTGATGTGGCTGATGCTGCCCATGAAGGTGAGGTTCGTGGCAAGAACAGCAAGCACGTCAAGAACCTTGAACTGAGAAAGAAGGGTGATGGTACTGCCGACCTTGATTCTGCCAATGCGGAGACCAAGCCTACGGATAATCAGCCTGACCTTGGTGCTGTTGGTAGAATATCACGTAGGGGTAATATCTGGCAGCGTGGCAACGAGAAGAGAACACACATTCGATAATGAGAAAAGGTAAAAAGATAATATATAATGTTTAATTAATTTAGGATAACAATGAAGAAAAGTACATTTAATCGGCTGCTTTCCGTCTTCCTGATGGTTATGGCAGTTATTTTTGGAGTGAATGGTCAGGTTATCATGGCTGAGGCGGCTCTGCCTGATGGCGGTACTACCGAGAGTGGTCATGCTGCGGAAGCTGGTGGTGCTACTGCTGCCAATGATGCTGGCAATGGTGGTGCGGCTCGTCAGGATGATGGTATCGCTACTGAGGGAAAAGGTCGTGAGCACTTTAACGAGAATGGTACGGAGTTCTATGAGAACGACATCAACGACAAGATTACCAAGATTCGTCCGATGGCTACTCCAGTTGACCAGATTTCACGCTATGCGACAACCAAGCCTGCTAGTTCGTTTGTAGTTGAGTATTGGAGTATCGGTACACGTCCTATCAAGACAACCGTCAAGGAGGATACCACGAAGAGTACTGGTACATCTATGGTATTGAAGGTAGAAGACCCTGAAATGTTTACTTTGGATGATACCATCCGAGTGGTGGGTGTGAAGGCTATTACCAACTATAAGGGTGTTGCCTATTCAACAATTACAGATGCTCCTACTCCTGATTTGGAACTTTGCGTTTGCGGTAAAGATACAGAGGGTTATCCTATTGTGTATGCTGTAAATGGTGAGTTGGTCAGCAAGCAGGCTATCGGCATTCCTGTTTTGAAGAAGGGTCAGGTACTTATCCGTATGGCTAAGAGTTGCGGTGAGTTGGATGTACAGACAGGTCGTTTCAACAACCTTCCTGATTCTGAGATTCAGTACTGCCAGAACTTCATGATTCAGGTAGAGGAGAGTACCTTTAATAAGATTGCAGCTAAGCGAGTAGACTGGGATTTCTCTGACATCGAGGAGGATAGTATCTATGATATGCGTCTTGCGATGGAAGGTACTTATCTCTTCGGTGATATGGCTTGTATCAAGCATACTACCAAGAACAACTCTGCCCAGTGGTTTACCAAGGGTATTTGGTGGATGGCTGGTAAGGATATTGAGGTAGGTCATGTTGCTACTGCTGACGATATTAAGAAGGGCTACGGCAAGAATGAACGAGTGATTACTGATTTGGAGTTGGTTGACATTTCAAAAGACTTGTTTGTTGGTACTGGTATCGGCAACAAGCGCAAGGTGATTATCGCTGGTTCAGATTTCGTGAGCGCATTCAGTAAGATTGATTCTGACAAGTTCCGCTTGAAGGACACCGTTGAGGTTTGGGACTTGAAGTTCAAGAGTTGGGAGACTGACTTCGGTGAGGTGTTGATGATTCACTCTGAGTTGTTTGACATCTTCGGCATGAGCGACTGCGGCTTTGCCCTTGACCCTGAGTTCTTGGTTAAGCGAGTACACTTGTCTTGGACTCGAAACGTGCTCGACTTGAAGAAGGCTGGCATCCGTAACACCGATGCAGTAGTTATTCAGGAGGTAGCTTGTCTGTACTTGAAGTACCCTAAGGCACACGCTCGTATGCGCCTTGCTGCGGTTCCTGCAACAGATAGCCTTTCTGATACAGAGGTAACCAAGGCTGCTGCCTAAAAGCAAGTAGAATTGCAATTTATTCATCAAATAGTGAGGGGTGTGGGCACTAGCCCCATCCCTTTTTTAGTAACACATATATATAATAAGGTATAATCATGTTTAATAAATATCAAGCAGGTACTGATTTGGCATTCAGCGTTATGGTAGGTGATGAGAGAATGCGTATTGTATTTGAGGGTAAAACGATGGGCAGCAGTGTCTATATGACAAGAGACCCTAAGGTACAGAAGGCTATCGAGTCTCATTATTGGTTCAAAGACAAGTTCTTCTTGGCAGAGAGTATTGACGAGAAGAAGGAAGCTGCGGAAGCCAAGAAGAAGGCTGCTGCCAAGGCAAAGAAGAAGGTGGCTGACGAGAAGAAGACTCACGTTGTGACAGACTTTGAGGATGCCAAGGACTATCTGGCTGAGACCTATGGTGTGAGCCGTTCCAAGATGAAGACCAAGGAAGACATCTTGGATATTGCTAAGGAAAAGGGTGTTGAACTAGAAGGTTTGGAGTAATGGTAGAATATGCTGTATCTGATTTAGTGAAAGAGGTGAAGGTGCTCTTGGATAGAAACCAAGAGTCTGCTGGCTTGCTGGCTCCTGACGATTCTGATACACTCTCGCAAGCAGAACTTATTGAGAGTAAAATCGTAGATGCAGCAAGAATCATTCTTTCGGATTCTCCTGAATATATGGTGGAAGGTACTTCGTGTACGAATGCTGTAACGTGGACGGATAGCAACAGCTATTACGTGGGTAAGATGGTTTTGCCTACCGATATGCTGAGAATCCTTTCTGTGAAGGCAGAAGGCTGGAACCGTCCTGCTACAATCATTTCAGAGAGCGATGATGCCTACAAGTATCAGAACTGCAAATATGGAGTCAGGGGAAATCCAGAGCGACCGATTGCTGCTATCGTGCATACGGCTAACGGCAAGAGTATCGAACTATATACTAGTAAAAAGCAGGATGCTACATTGGCATTCATCTACGTTCAGGTTCCATCTATCACTACCGAACAGAAAATCAGTCTGCCTTCCGTCCTGAAAGATTCCATCTTATACATGGCTGGCTATCTCACTTGTATCAGCCTTGGCGATACCGATACTGCAAGCGGATTCCTTGGAGTGGCTAGAAAGTTGGCACATATTGTTGAACCTACAACATCATAAATTATGGCAAAGAAGAAAGAAGAAACCAAACTGCTATCGTTGAGTAGGGTACTTGACAAGGAAGAACTGGATAGCGTGAAGGCATCCAAGAACCGATTTGACAAGCCATACGAGCGTGCCTTCTCAATCTTGCTGGAGGCTCAACGATACTATAACAACATGGATAACTTCCGAAAGCGAAGATTGCGTAACAAGCGATACTGCTATGGAGACCAATGGGGCGATACCATTGAGTTCAAAAACAAGTGTGGCTTTAAAAAGCGTATCAAGGAGGAAGACTATATCCGTGAGCAGGGTAGCGAACCATTGAAGAACAACCTTATCCGTAGGTTGGTGAAGAATGTGCTGGGTGTATATCGCTCCCAGAGCAAGGAACCTACCTGCAATGCCAGAGATAAGGATGAGAAACGATATGGTGAGACCATGAGCGTGGTGCTGCAATGTAACCGACAACTGAACCGAGAGACGGAACTGGATGCACGAACCATGGAAGAGTTCCTGATAAGCGGTGCTGCTATCTATAAGAAAAAGTATGGATGGCGAAGAGGTAGGTTGGATTGCTGGACGGACTACGTGAATCCGAACAATTTCTTCATAGACAACAATATGAGGGATTTCCGTGGTTGGGACGTGAGTTGTTTGGGTGAGGTGCATGACATTACCATCGGCAACGTACTGAGAGAGTTTGCCAAGTCTCCTGCTGAAGCTCGGAAGTTGAAGGAGATATACCGGTTAGCGGCTAACCGAGATTTCGTGATTGCAGACTGCACTCAGCGATTCGGTGAGTTCGACCCTAAGACTATCGACTTTATGAATCCTGCCAACCCTTCGCTCTGCCGAGTGATTGAGGTTTGGCGCAAGGAGAGTAAGCCAAGGTACCGATGCCACGACTACAACAATGGCGATGATTTCAAGATTGATATTGAGGATAAGGCTGATATTGTAGATGCAGAGAACAGAGACAGAATCAGGCGAGGTATGGCTGCTGGCATGCTGGAAGAGGATATTCCTCTGATTGATGCCGAGTGGTTTATGGATGATTACTGGCATTTCTACTATCTTTCTCCTTTCGGTGATATTCTGAGAGAAGGCGAGACTCCTTATGCTCATGGTGAGCATCCATACTGCTTTAAGTTCTATCCGTTTATTGATGGCGAGATTCACAGCTTCGTGGAAGATGTGATTGACCAGCAGAGATACGTGAACCGACTTATCACGATGTATGACTTCATCATGCGTGCAAGTGCCAAGGGTGTGCTGCTCTGTCCTGAGGATTGTCTGCCTGATGATATGAGTTGGGATGATTTCTGCGATGAGTGGAGTAGATTCAATGGTGTGGTGAGATACAAGCCAAACAAGAGCGGTCAGGTTCCTCAGCAAGTGGCGAATAACTCTACGAACATCGGTATCGGTGATTTGCTCAGCTATCAGTTGAAGTTCTTTGAGGATATATCGGGCGTGAACGGAGCCTTGCAAGGTAAACCAGGAGTATCAGGTACGAGCGGTTCGCTCTATGCACAGCAGACACAGAATGCTACCATGTCGCTGCTTGATATATTGGAGACATTCAGCCAGTTCATCATTGATGGTGCTTACAAGACCGTGAAGAATATGCAGCAGTACTATGACGTGGCTCGTAACTTCAATATCGTGGGTAGGGCAGGACAGATTGTACACTACGACCCTAAGAAGATACGAGACGTTGAGTTTGACATAAACATCACGGAAAGTACGGCTACTCCTGTATACAGACAGATGGCAAATGAGTTCCTTATGACCTTATGGCAGAATCAGGCTATCACGCTGGAGCAGTTGTTGCAAGTAGGAGATTTCCCATTTGGAGAGGAGTTGTTGCAATCGGTTGCATCCAACCAGAAAGCCATTCAGAATGGTGAGACTCCACAAGGATTCTCTCCTCAGCTTCAAGCCCAAGTTGCTCAGGCATCACAGAGCAATCCGAAGGCTCAGGCGATGTTGCAGCAGATGATGAGCGGTCAGGGAGTGAGTCCTGACGGACAGAACCCACCGCTTGCTGCTTAGTTTATAATTTATAGTTAATAGTTTATAGTTATGATTGCAGACAAACCAAGTGACAAGGAATGGTATGGCAATGGGAAACCTGATGCCAGCCAAGGTGGCAACCCGAATGGTGGTGTTGCTTCAGAGACCCAAGGTAGGGAGAATAAGCCCGAACTTTACGAGAATGACGTTATCGGAAAGGTGGCGAAACGCAAGAAAAGCGACATCTGGACGAGGGGTGGAGAGAAGAGAACCAGATTTAAGGACGAATAAAGAAAGGAGGTGTTTTTATCGTAACTGTATTTGTCTGATATTCAGATAGCTACAGAAATATCTACGAGTTTATGGTGCTGCGTTTAAGATATTCGTATCTTTGCAACATCATAAACTTTTAATTTGTATAGGTATGAATTTCGTAGATTTCGTAGAAAAGTATCAGCAGGAAATGGCTCCTGAACAGATGTTGGCTATAGCTAAGGCAGTCGGCAAGTATCTCTCATGCAAGTTGAGCGATGTGGAGGAGCATCATCTTTGTGCGATGGTGTATGGTGTGTTGAGCGAAGAGCATTTTGACAAACACTTTGCCGATGATGCTATCAGCAAGATGTGGTATGAGGATGCTGACGGAACCAAGCATACGGCTCCTTTCTTCTCGGATGATGAGATAAGAGAAGCCTTTGACAAGCATCAGGATGATATTTCTGACTATACCATCCATGATTTGGCTGTTACTATGAACCTGATGAGAAGTGACCATCATGTGATGCTGGAGCGATATAGCAAAGATGCTGATGAGTTGAAGGAAATGGTGGTTTTGATGGCTATCGAGTATCTGCAAGACCCTGACTGCTTGTATCCTACCAGCAAAATATGGCACACAATAAACGGATAAAGTAACTAATTGGGAATCATTTCTTATCTTTGCATATTATTAATAATATATAAATATAAGATATGACTCCAAATGTACGTGAAGGATTGCAATATGGTGCAGCTATAGGAATGCTAGTGAGTGGTGTTGTACTCACCTTCCTATCATTCTTTCTCAACAATTATGTGGTGTCTGATGGTGTGCTGTGGTATGTCAGTCAGACATTGGTTTACTCTGGAGCAATATTCGGTGTAAACGTTTATTTCAAGACAAAACTAGGCAACTTTGAGAGCAAGGTGAAGGATGAACTCGCAAGTATGCTGAAACAAGTGAAGGAGGGCAAGTAATATGAAGGTAACAAGAGAACAGATTTTGGCTATTATGCCGAATGCCAAGGATAAGGTGGATGCGTTTCTTCCTTATATCAATGGCTATGCTGAGGTGTTCCATATTGATGCTCCTAAGCGAATGGCTCATTTCTTGGCTCAAATTGCACATGAAAGTGGTGAACTGAGATACACCAAGGAACTCGGCAACAAGGACTACTTCCATAGGTATGATGTGGGCAAGTTGAAGAACATGCTCGGCAACCTTAAAGATGGTGATGGCTACAAGTATCGGGGTAGGGGATTGATTCAGATTACTGGCAGAGCCAACTATCAGGCTTATCAGAACAGCAAGTATTGCACTGGTGACATCATGGAGAATCCTCAGTTGCTGGAGCTTCCGCTAGGAGCAACGAAGAGTGCTATGTGGTGGTGGTGGAAACATGACCTGAACAAACTGGCTGATAGTGATAGGTTCGTTGCTATTACCAAAACAATCAATGGTGGAACCAACGGCTTGGAATCAAGACGAAAGTTTCTTACAAGAGCAAAGAAGGTCTTTAATGTTTAGCCTATGAAAGTAAAATGGTACGATACTGATTTTTGGCAAGTAGCACTATACGTGATTGGTATCTTGCTGGTGGCTTTTCTTCTGTCGGGATGCAAGACAAAATACGTCCCGATGGAAAAAGTTATATGTCGGGACGTAGTAAAACACGATACGCTGCATACTTCTGACAGCGTTTTTGTGCGTGATTCAATCTTCTTCAGACAGAAGGGAGATACTTGCTTTCTTGACCGATGGCATGAGAAGAGCATTTATAAAAATGTGTATAAGGTGAAGGTGGATTCCTTCCTGAAAAGAGACTCCATCCCAGTTCTCTACCCAGTAGAAAAACAACTCTCCAAGTTGGAGCAGTTTCAGTTGAAGTATGCAGTATGGTCTTTTGGAGCACTCTGCATGCTGCTAATCGTATTAGGTTATAAACTCTATAAAAAGATAAAGAATGGCAAATTTCACATTGACAATCACGAAAAGTGACATCTATGAGGAGGTGGCAAAGACTACTGCCTACATAGGAGGAAAGAACTTGGATAAAAACGGAAAAAGTCTGTATGACCAAGTGTTTGTGACGGAAGCTGATAGAGAAATGCTGGAAGGCTTTTGGGAAGATTCCATTGATGATGTTTCCGTAGCCTTGGAGAGTATTCTTGGATGGCAGAAGTGTGACTCAGGCAGCAACGAGGTCTTTGGTCTGATAGTAAGCAGCCTTTTTAATGAGAGTTTATTTAAGACATTAGAATCAACGGTTTTTAGTTATGTAGTCAACAAAATAGTAGCAGAATGGTGCTCAGTAGTCTATAAGGATAAGGTGGAAGATTATCTCTCCAAGGCAAACGTTTTGCTGCTAAAGATTGACGCAATCATTTATACACGTAAAAGACCAACAAGATAGGAGGATAGGATATGAGGTATTGTAATAAAGGATATAAAGTGATGATAGAGTTGGAAAAGAATGAGTTGGTATATGACATCAAGAATACTGCTTTTTCTTTTGCTGATTCTTATTCCAAGCAGAAAGGTATAGATGCAAAACAATTAAAGAATGTGTTTGACGTATCAGAGGAAGGAAACCGAGATAAGTTAGCAAGGATTCTAGACTCAGCAGTAGAGGATTGCAGAGAAATGCTTTTCCGTTTCACCAAGGTGGAAATGCTCGGTGGCGGCTTTGATTCCAACGAGTGGGAAGAGTGTATAGGTTCGCCTACCAACGAGGAGGATGCCTACTACTTGGCGATGAGGATGCCGCAAGGTTTTTCTAAGACAAGTGTACATACCATGACCGTCTACTTGCATGACTATATCGTGAACCAATGCCTTTATGAATGGTTAATGATTGTGTTTCCTGATGGTGCTGATAGATTCTGGGCACTGGCTGAGGATAAGAAACAGAAGATTAAGGATGCAAGCAACCGCTCGGCTGTTAGAGCAAGAATCGCTTTGCATCCATTTTAAATGATTAGTCGTTTAAGGCTAAGATAAAGCAAGGGAAGCTATCCATCACGGACTGCTTCCCTTTATTTTTTATATAGCAAAAAAATATTTATCTAAGTTTATGTTCCACTAGACGTGGACTCCTGCTTGGTAGTTACCGAACCAGTAACAGCAGCATTAATATTGATACTCTCAGGCAAGGTCTTGACATTTACGTCTGTAGCAGCCAGCTTCAATCCGTTCTTCTGCTGGTCGGCATACTGATTCTTATCCTGAGCGATAAAGTTGTTGATAGCTGTAGCTATGTTGTAGAGCAGTTTATCGGTGTCGCTGCTGAGAGAATCAGAATCAACTGATGCGTACTTGTTGTTCTCAACGGTTGCCGATGTTGTCTCCTTCTCACGATACAGAACAGCCTGATTGATGAACTCCTGAGCAAACAAGAATGACTTGCTTACAAGTTGCTTAATCTTGGTGTTGTCTATATTGAGCGGATTCTCATACTTCTGTAACATAGCCTGCAAGCAACTTGCGGCTACTTCTTCTCTAGGCTGTAGGGTAGCGATTGAGAAGATTTCCTCTTCTTTGCCGCTTTCCTCTGTTCCACCTGTCTCTGATGCGGTAGCTATTCCGTATTTAGGGAATGGGCGAGCATTTGATGTTCCATCAGATGAGGTTTCTCTGACGAGTTTAGTGCCAGTTGTTTTTGTGATGTTGGAGTCTACAATATAGGCAACACCTACTTTAGTTTTATTCAGATTATAGAGATTTCCGTCTGAGTCGAAATAGAACAACTGGTATAAGTTGTTGTTGAATATCACATATCCCATGTACATATTTGTACCTAAAGGATAAATGTTGATACATGTGGATAGAACTATCTTGTCATCTATTTTCGTTCCCAAGGATGCACCTTGCTCAACCTTGTATTTATCGAAGTCGGTTAATGTATATTCTGCCATAATTATCTGAGTTTATTTTGTAATCTTGTTTGGAATTCTGTAGATAGTGCGCTGATAGATTCTTTTGGGGCAAGATTGCCCATAAGCGCAAGCCTGAAATATTTGTATGGCGAACCGACAAGGTTTCTGAGATACATATTTACAGAAGAACCAACGTAATACCAATTAGCTAAATCATTACTTCCAAACAGAACCGTTCCACACTTTCCTGCCTGAATGCTGCTGAAATATCCTCTTGTAATGCTATCGAACATGGTCTTATAGGCATCCTGACCAAGCGTTAAAGGACGGCTACATAGGAAGAATGGAACATTCTCTGTTGGCTCCTTCACATACACATCGAGTATGTTTCCTGCTTTGTCTGTAGCGTATGACTCTGGATATATGTTTACTCGCTTGTTGAAGACATTGTGCATGGTTCCCCACATCTTGCTTTTCAAAGAGTAAACGTAAGCATAAGTATAGTTTGGGTTGAACACTATGATACGGCTATCGTAATAGTCGTAAATCATATCAGCTTCTTCGAGATACTTACGGAAACGGACATACTTCACATCTGACTCAGGAATATTACCTAGTGCAAGGAGTTTATTCGGATAGGTCTTATCCTTTGTTGAATGTGAATAAATGGATAGAAAATCGAAAGGATAATCATCCAGTACATCGGTAAGACAAACAGACTCTCTTCCTTGCTGCATCATGATTCCTCGCTCTGTCGGGAACAGAACTGCATCATCAATCTGCAAAATGCCTTTAGGGTTGGAGCAAATTTCACGTAAAGCTGGTTGTCGTGACTGATATGTTCCTGTATAAGTCAACATGACTACCCATACACCTTCATCGGTGAATGCGTATAGTGGAGCATCACCAAATTGACCTTCGCTGATTGGTCGGGTGTTGGCGGCTAGTGCGCTGATGATAGAAGAACCTACCTGAACAGAATTTGCTGCTGGGAATACCAAAGGATTTTCGGCTTCGCTAACCTTTATGACGTTTGGATGCTGTGTGATATATTTTTGGCTCACGACATTACTTAAAGCAGCATCGTATTCTTCCTTGGTTATCTCTGTGAAGTCACCTGTATCTATTGGTGTGTTGTCCCAATAATATGAAGATGAAATGACCGTTCCACCTTGATTTCCAAAACTACCACCTCCATTACTTCCTGCTCTCGTTGTTCCACCTGATGAATCCTTTTTAAGGAGTTTATGGCGGTATATTTGCATGAAAGCAGGAAGACCAGCATCATCGTGATAGAGGTACATGTAATCAGACAACTCAGCTTTTTCTTCTTCTGTAGGCGCATCAACTCTTCCTCCAAAACCTTGATTATCCAAAGAACCAGAAGATTGTCTATCAACTGCGATAGGAGTGGTACGATTCTTACTGATATTGATATAGTAAGACATACCGAATGTATCGGAAGGCTTTAAACTTACCCTCTTGGAATAATACTTGTCATACTTCGGTAAGTGAAAATAGATAGTCATTGCCGTAGCAAGCGTGTTGGGATATGCCAAGATAGGGCAGATAGGATATTGCAGTTTCCCCTTGTGGTATATATCTCGTTTGATGCTATTTTCGCTGATGCTTACCTTGAAGACTGCATCGCAAATATAATCGGTGGTAGCGGTGCTACTAGTTGCAACATCTACATACTCATTTAGGCATAGCTGTGCATTTGAAATTTTTCTCTTGGAGAAAATATCTGTATCGAAAGCATTATAGATGGTCTTCTTTACGTTTCCTATATGCAATCGGTTGTTGTATGTTATAGAGCACTTGCCGCCAAAAGTGTCTCGCTTGAAGTCTGCCAAAGAAATACTTTCTTCTGTCTGTAAAACTCGTTTGAGTTGTATATCTGTGCCTAGCTTTTCCTTGCTGATACTGGCACTTAGATAGAAGGATTTGTTTTCAAACGACTGATAAATATCTTCTTCTGACAAATATTGGAAGGCATCACAATTCACACCTGATGCCATTTTGTTATTCCAAAGAAAACAATTATTTCGTGAAATACCTCTAGTTCTTTTTTCTGTATCAATAAAAGATTCAGGCTGGGACAGATAAACATCTACACCAAGAATAAGGTCTTCCAAGCCTTCGGGTATATCCATGCTGACATTTATGGTGTGGGTGTGAAGACTTGTGCTTGTGCCTACAGATTTCTTTTCCTGATACCAGATAAACTTATTGAATGATGTTTCAGGCGCAAGGATGAATGGATTTGATATATTTATGTGTGAGGTTCCATCATATAACTTGATAGCCAATACTCCAAAAACTGTATATTTGAAGTACTCCTTGCCTTTTTCGTTTAGTCGTTTGTTGATAAGTGAATCAAATGCGTTGAATATGATAGATGCGCCTTTGAGAGAAGTATCTACGTTATTATTAAAGTGTCTGTTCGTCTCAAAAGCATTCTCCCAATCATCGCCAAGGTTGATTGATACATCACATTTCTCAGACTTAACATTGGTGATTGTTGCACTATAGCTAAGTGAAGAAAGGTCGAAACTTGTGTAGTTGCTACCTTTCCAATATGCGTACATTGTTTTCTCGTCACCTATGAAACATAAGATATTGCCAACTGCTGTGACGGCATTGACGTGGAATCCGTTGAGGTTGATGGTGTTCTTGGTTCCGTCTCCACTTTTCTCTAGCCAGTACCAAGTATCATCTGATTTACGGATGATGTAGTGAGAGTGAATCGTTTCATCGTGTGTTACCTTATGAACCAGTTCTATTGTGTCTCCTGAATCCAGCGTGATGTTCTGCTCTACTACTACTGGCTGGTGGATAGGGTGGAGTGCCCCATCCTCGTTGATGAGGTTGAGGCAGGTTGCCAACTCCCCATCCTGACAATCGTAGTCGGATGGAGAGTGGGTAAGCCCTTTGAGTATTACTTCTTGTCTTGTTGCCATGTGCTCGAATTTAAGTTTGGTCGCATGATTTCGTAATAAGGTTCTCCTTTGGCTGACTTGCGTGGGATGCAAGTCAGGCGAACCATTCTGTTGAGAGGAAGATTGTAATCATCAAGGATGGCGGTGATGGAAGGGTAGTCACTTCTGAAACCTACCTTCTTATACTTCTGATTAAATTGAAGCTGAGCGAAGGCGGTGTTGGCTTTGCGAAGTTCTTCCAAGTCCTCACGCATACAGAATCCGTATGTACCTCGGTCAGGTAGCCTGAATACGAAGATAGAAGTGTCTATACGTTCCTTCTGCATGATGTGGTCGTAGATGCCCTTGGAGAGCGTGACCGAGTTTGCTCTTCCGTCCAGAACCACAAAATCGTTGCGGTGTCTGAAACCATTGACTTTATCTATTAAATACTTGAATTTCATGTTGCAAATATAATATGAAAAGTGATAAAATGTATATTATCCGTTAACTTTCTCTTTCCGCTTGGGTCTGCCATTGCGGTTGCCATACTTGGTGATGATGGCAGATGCTCGCTCAGAGCGGTAACAGCCACATGATTTGGTTCGTCCGTCACGAAGAGCAGAACCTAGAACCGTACAACCCCTGCCACAATCACATTTGCATATCCAGAACGCACCATGCTGGTGGTTCTCTTTATCAGATTTTCGGCAGACGAGTAATCTGCCGAAACGCTGTCCAGTAAGGTCTATCAATTTTCCCATACTACTTCTCTGCCAATTTCTTTGCCTCTTCAACTGATACTGGCTTTCCGCTAAGAGGAATGCGGAAGTCGAACTTTGAACGGAATCCATAATAGCCTACGAAATCGAAGCTCTGTTTCATACGCTCGTCTGTGGTGATGTACTTCTTGTAAGCCTTCACCTCCTTCTCTGAGCGGTAGATGGTAGAGTTGACGAAGTAGGAACTGGTTCCCTTGTTAGCGATAACTGCAATAAAGAACTGCTTACCAAGGAACTTTTCCTTGATACGCTGAATAATTGAGATTTTCTTTGTATTCATATATAAAATTTGATTAATTATTAAGAAGAATGCAGATAGGCTGCACTCTTAAAACTATTCGATTCCACAAGATACGATACCATCTTCTTTGTTGATTCCTCGGAAGTGCTCGCATCGCTGGCAAGCAAGGCTACCTATCATCAGAACTTCATGGGTATACTTGCCTGATATGCCGAATGGGCAGGGAGTGATGTACTCGAAGTGCCCACCGACAAATTCGTTGACGGTATATTTTGGATATTTCATTGGTTACTTTAATATGTTTCGAGACTTTTGTAGTATTTTCTTATGACTGAAAATATGTTGCTTTTAGTTCTTCCGCATGATTTTGGCTCAGGGCAGAAACCTCTATATACACATTGAGGAACGCAAGCGGATGCAAGCAAAGGTTCGATACGTGCCAATTCATCAATAACAAAGTACCACACCTCTCTTGTCTCATTTGATGCTTTGTTGCAGAGTCTCAGTTTAGAGATATTGATAATCTCCTGAGCGTTGAGGGATAGCTGCAAGTTGACTAAATCATCCTGACGCATATCGTGGCGAGATACCTTGGAGCCAGTAATATCTGGTCGTGATGTGGAAACGAATGGCTGAGCATGAACGTGGCGAACAAAGTGATTGCTCACCCAGTATGGTATGCCATACATCTTAATATCGAACTCCAATTCCCTGAGCGGTGAATGCTCGCTGAGAATCATCTGTTTCTTGAACTCATCGCTAGGCTCATGTCCCAGCGGTTCCTTGCCTTGTGTGAACCGAGCAGCATCCACTACACGCTGCCAGTCCGTTACTCTTTTGATTTCTATTTTCATACTATAAATCTTCTTTTTCAAATTCACTTTTCGGAACTCTGTAAGATGTACTATGCCATTCACACTCATCATCTTTACCTATAACATATTTGGCAAGCGTATCTCTCAATGCCTTATAAGCTAAAGTGTTGTGACGAATCTGAATACGTATAAAGTTCTCATTATCACACATTGTAAGTGGTGATTGATTATTCATATACACCTTGCCTTTCTTGCCAAGGTTACTTCCGTTGTAACGTTGGTAGAAATATCCACTAGCCTTATGCTTGATTCTGTAAAATTTAACCATAACTATTCTTTTTTAAGTTCTACATCGTCATCACCAAGAACATCATTGATTTTCTTTTCGATGAACTCATCAGAAGCTAGTTTCTTAATAAGTTCATCTATATCAGGTAACTTTGCATCAACTCCGTCTTCTTGGTTTTTGGAGGAAACATATTCCTTTAGTGCTTTTACCCAAGAACTATTTGCCATATCTGCCAATGAATCCTTTTGGCTTTCATAGGCTTTCTTCAACTCTCCGTTATCACGGAAAAATCTGAGCACTTCCGTCAATGCTTCAACAAAGTTCTTGTCAGCAATCGGGTTACTCTTTGCCTCTTCCAGTTTTAGCATCAGGAAGAGTAATGATGAATGTAATTTTGTTTTGTCCATAATTAACCCTTTCTTCTACGATTCTTGATATGTAATGCTAAAGCGCAAAACGACAACAATAGCACTAATAATTGTCCTGCTTCCATATTACTTTTCCTCCATTATAATTCTTCATACATTTTTTGATGTTGTTCTAAACTCTTTGTAAGTCTCTCAATAGCCATATCTTTCAGTTCTTTAAAAGATATGAACCTAAAAATGGAAGTTTTTTCATACCCATTATATCCTAGCCCATTAGACAATGTGATGGTTTCTTCTGTTGCATCTACAGCTTCCTTCCAATACTTAAGAGCCTTCTTGTCTTTTTCAATTAAACTTCTTAAGTTTGTAGCTTTGTTATAAATTTCTTCTGTCATATCAATCCTCCAATTCTTTAAGTGCATCCTCAATATTGCCCATAGCCTTCCAAAGAAGGTTATGCTGAGTAGCACCACCTTTATTGTATTCATCAAGCTGACTGAATGCTTGACTTAATAATTTCTTAATTTTGCTCATTACTTTCCCTCCTTTGCGTTACACGTTGCTTGGTCTCCTTCATAGTAAGGAGCACCGACTTTAGGTAATATCTGAGTGTTCATATTGCAGGAACATTGTATTACCCAAGGGGCGTTTACCTTTCCACATCTAGGGCATATCCATCCTTCTTGTGCCATAACTATTCCTCCTTTTCTTCTAATATTTTTCTTATTTTCGAAAGCTCTTTGGCTATATTGTCAATACTTACCATTATTCCAATAAGAACAAATGCCACAAAACATATTGCTAAATCCATATCTATTCCTCCTCAATCAATGATTACCATTTCTCTACCATCAATATTAGCGTGCTTTAGACATTTTATATCTCTTATCCAACTCTGGCTGTCTGTTCTAACAACAAGAGTTTCTGAACCACACTTAGCAATCATAGAAACAATTTCTTTCTGTAAATTCATTAAAGTCATAATTATATTCTCTTCTCTTTTTACCCTCTCCATTTTACAGGAGAGGGTGGTTAGTTACTCAGTTACTTCAACAAACTTTCTGTTTTTAAGTTGATACCAAGTATCAGCCTTGATATTATCTCCATCAACGTACTCTGTCTTAACACATACTGGAACATCACGTTTCTTTTCATCGCTCCATTTCCATTCTGCCAGCGTTATCCATGAGCCTACCTTTGCTTTTGCTCTGGAACTATTGCCAGCACACATGATAACGGAATCTTCTCCTGTGCTATCAATCTTAGCATAGTTTCCCGATGAGCCAATCTGAGCATAGTCGCCCGATGAGCCAATCTGAGCATAGTAGCCCGATGAGCCAATCTTAGCATAGTCGCCCGATGAGCCAATCTTAGCATAGTTGCCCGATGAGCCAATCTTAGCATAGTTGCCCGATGAGCCAATCTGAGCAGAGTCGCCCGATGAGCCAATCTTAGCATAGTCGCCCGATGAGCCAATCTTAGCATAGTTGCCCGATGAGCCAATCTTAGCATAGTTGCCCGATGAGCCAATCTGAGCATAGTAGCCCGATGAGCCAATCTGATCAGAGTCGCCCGATGAGCCAATCTGAGCAGAGTAGCCAGATGAGCCAATCTGAGCAGAGTAGCCCGATGAGCCAATCTTAGCAGAGTAGCCCGATGAGCCAATCTGAGCATAGTTGCCCGATGAGCCAATCTGAGCATAGTTGCCCGATGAGCCAATCTGAGCAGAGTAGCCAGATGAGCCAATCTGTTTTCTTCTGTTTCCGTTGTCGTTTAACACACCATCTGCCTTAACTTTAGATGGTGATGTAATATCTTTCAGCCACTCGACACCGATATTAATGATGTCAGCCAGCTTCAACTCAGCCTTAATCTTGATACGAGAAGAGCATACCTTTGTCGAATTTTCTCCTGCGTCAATCTTACCAGACTGTTCTACCTCTGCATAGCGAGAGTCAAGCATATCGTAGTAGTCCCACACTTCCAGTGGAGACTTGCAAGCGTGGAAACCTTGGTTGCAACACTTGACTTCTCCGTCCATTTCATACTCTTTTCCTACTTCGTACTGAAATCCACGGCATTGCATATTCTTGTCGAAAGCCTTGTACGAGGTGATAACTTTTTCACTCATATTCTATCTATTTATATCCTTTGCAGGATGGTTAATCAATCTTCTTGATGCTATCAATTTCCATACTCCATAGTACAAACTCTCTATTGGAGCGAGTGCCATCTTTCTTAGCAGGGTTGATTCTTACCTCAATCTTGCCAGTATAGCCACTACAACTTGTTTCCGGAACAATACTTTTAATCCAACAAACATCACATCTGGAGCAGCTAACTTTGTCTCCAACTTTGTATGGAAGACTTTCGATGTAATCATTTACGTAAGAGCAAATCTCATTGTTAGCATCATCGATAATGCTTAGTTGCTTGGCAACCTTTACTTTTAATTCTTCTTTTGTCATATCTTTAAAATTATGTCCGTAGGCGGTTAACCTACAATTTATTAAATTCCTCTTTAAATTTTACAGCCCACCCATCAATAAATTCTTCAAGAGAATCTGCAAAATCATTTTCATAAAACATAGCGTTTGCAAAAGAATCTCCAATTTCTTTTATTGCTTTCTTGTCAAGCGTGCCAACAGAAACAGCTTTTTTAATCTTTCAAAAGCTGGGAGTGTTTCTTCTTGTAACTGTTTTGCTCTTTTATAATCTTCATATTCCATACGCTTTACTTTTCTAAAGATGAATATATCCATTTACTTCACACAGAACCCTTTCTAGCAGGTTCTTTAGAATATTCAATTCATCATTTGAATATGTAGCTATAGGATAACCATCAAGGGTAGTTTCGCCAAAGTAGCTACGACTTATCTTTAATGAGTGTTTATTCTTTTTCATTTTTCTTTGCCTTTTACAATATTGTACACTTGTTTTAACTCATCTGTTGATAAGCGTTTGAAATCAAAAGAACTGATAGCGTAGACGAGAGTATTACGAAGATTCTCTTCTTTAATATCTGATATTTCCTTTTCTGTAGGAACAGATATACTTTTCCTATCCCATACGTCACTACATTGCCAGCCCGAATTTCTTCTAAATCTAACGTTGTCAACAACAATTTGAGTCTTTGTCACTTTATCAACCTTGGCGATATGTCTATGAAACATACCTGTAACTAGTACTTCATCGCCCTCAACTAAATCTTTAAGCTCTTTCATTACTCACCTCCTTTGACAATTAAATCAAGTAGTTCTTCCACAAATACCCAATCAGTAAAAGTATATGCTCTAACTCTAATTTCCCACATTTCTTGATATGTGTCACAAGCAGTTTCATTTAACATAGCGTTCATATCGTAGAGCTTCTTATTACTATTCACTTTTGAGAATGCGAGAATCTTTCCGTTATCATTTCTAGGAACTTCGCTAGCAGGATGAATCAATTTATTCAAATCGTCCAAGAACTCATTGATAGCCCACTTAGCACCTAGTCCAATAGCTTCTTTGATGTCCCCCTCATAGAACATTTCTTCCTTTTCATCATTGTTGAAGACTATCTCTTCGCCATTTAACAGAAATCTATCTTCATAGATTTCTTCCTTGGCAGCTTCTATTTTCTTATCGTCTATCATAATTATCTTCCTTTCTTACTATTTTTATCCAATACCTCTTTAATCTCGAAATATTGAGCCTTTATAAATTTTTCCATCTCTGACTTGGTTATTCTACCAATAACTGAAATATACCCATCCCTTACAGATACCGAGAAATTATCAGTATTGATAAAACTAATGTTAACATCTATGCTTTCATCATTCATAATCTACCCTTTCTTTTTTCTAAGTTCTAACATTCTCCTAGTTCTACGGCTTTCCTTGCCACTAGGAGGATTACAACCAAGTTTTAATTCTGGGATTTCATAATTCATATAGATGGAAGCTTCTTCATTGAGTGCCTTAACTACTTCTTCTTCAATCAAGACTTCTTTAAGTGATACACCAGTTGGTGTTACAATTATCTTTGCATCGTCTCTAATCATATCTATCCCTCCACGTCTTTAGTTGTACCTAACAATGATTCGTTGCCTTCGTAAGGGATGCAGAACTCCCATCTACCATTAACACATACATAGTCAAGATATTCATCAGTCTTATCTGTATGGCTAAATATATTTGCACGCCATTCCTCAGTTTCTAGTTGTCTAACCAATACCTTATCGAATGGCTTAAACTCACAATTTTTAGGTAAGTCCACAATCATTTTATGCTCACTATCCCAAACCTTACCTTTCTTTTTGAGAGCTGAGAAGAGTTGTTGTTTCTCTTCTTCTGTGGCAAGGCGAATTTCTGTGATTTCATCTTTGCATATTCTGTATTTACCACTAATATCTAATGCCTGTGTTTTAGTGGTTAGTAAAGCGTGGTAATATAAGTCACCATTCCTTTTAGAGTACTTAAAGATTTCAATAAAATCTCCGTCTTCACATCTCACAAACAAAACATCTCCATCCTTGAACTCAGGCTTTTCAATTTTCAAAGTTTTAAGGTTTAACACACCGCCACATCTTTTCTCAAGCTCTCTGATATAACCATAGGCAGTATTGTTATCTAACTTGCTATACTTAGCCGTTTCTGCATTTGGCATGCCATCAAAATAACATCCGTTGAACCTTGTATAGTCATCAGATGCCCATTCTTTGAAGATGCACACAAATCCACAATCACTGATAAGCACATCACCCCTCTTCCACGAGAACTTTTCCCAGTCTTGCATTTCCTTGGATGGTTTAAGAAGTTGCATTCCTTTGCGGAATATAGAATCTGCTCCTGTATCAGAATACACAAAACTACATCCTTTAAACTTCTCCATACCATCACAGAAGATATTGGTCTCCCCATTTCGTTTTTCGACAACATAAAGAGATACATTAATATCACGCATTGTGTCATACAAGATTGTCTTCTCAGGCTTATCCTTTAGTATTTCCGCTACATTAATCTTATTTTCCATATCACTTCACTCTTTTAAATTGAACATTCTTTTTGTCTTTTCTATCGATTGCGGCACAACAAATATCTTTGCAGACATTTTCATAAATATTGCTGCTTATCTCGTCAAAGAAGCAACCATTACATTCTTCTGTCTCGCTTTCAACCACCTTCAAGACGATTTCTGAGCCTATAGGTAAATCTTCCATAACTAATTCCTCATAATGTGACACTTAACAACCTTGTTTACTGCAAGAGGTTGCGATTTATTAAAATTCTCGATGATATTGCGTTCCATCTGCTCAGGGAAGATGGGTTTGGTGGGCTTTGGAATGTAGATGGTAACTTGAAGCTTGCTGCCATCACTAAAAGTCATTAAGCACCTTCTTGAAATCTGTTCTATTCCAAACATAATTTTGTCCTCCTAATATTTGCATCCGTGAAGATACGGACGTGATTCGTTATACTGCATTTTCAATTTGATGTACTCCATCAGGTCGATATTGTTGTTATGTGCTAGTGCGAAAACCTGCATGAGCGTCTTCTGGATAATTTTTGAAATATACCAATACGGTGAGTTGTTGTCAGTAAACGAGCATAGGAAACTGATGATATGGTAGAAACATTTAGCAATATTATACTTGTATTTAATCTTAGCGATTTCATACTCTTCTTTCAGATAATAGTCGCTTTGAAATTTTGTTGGTTTTTTTATATCCATCCATCCTAAGAGTGATAATATTCTGATGCCAACGTCAGCGAACTCTGATTCAACCGTTCCTTCAAGAGTGTTCTTGTAGGCAGTATGTATATCTCTGCCCATTTGTATTTCGCTCTCGTAGTCTTCGATACTTCCGTGTCGGTTGTGTCTGTCTGCCTGAACAGCTTCTGCCATTTCTGTGATAATGAGCATCAGAGCGGTTGTTATATCTGTGTTGTCAGGATAGAAACCATGTCTTTGTGCATTCAAGTAAGCATCGTTTGCCAAGACAATCAGTTTCTTCTTTGTAATAATTTCTTTTTTCATATTGTTCTTGATTTATTATTTTCTGATAGTGAATGCCATATCGTTGAGGGTGCGGCACCAGTTTATCTTACCTTCTGCGCATAACTCGTTGAGGGTTTTATAAGGATGCTGGAATCCTCTGTTGATGATTTCGGCTGTGAGGACGTGGGGCGGCACGATGTGGGCAGCTTCACGCTCTGCCTGAATCTCTGCGATGATGGCTAGGATTTTTTCTTTCTCTGTCTTCATTTGGCGAAGGTAAAAATGAGACGTGTGTGACTTCGGACTGGAACATTAATAGTTCCCACATTCCGTTCAAGTCTTGTTGATACCACAAGCCATCGTGCATTGTTCCGATGATTGGGTTACCTTTGTACCATATTACCATAGTCTTGTGGGTAAACATGGCTTTGTGCGCTTTGCTGATACGCTTGCCTACCTTGATATATCCAAAAATATCCATAAGCTAAAAAAGTGATAGCTGACCAGTCTTGTCGTGGTAGTGATTTCCTGATGGGAATATCAGTTCCTCGAACATGGCGGTCAGGCAGTTGGTTACTATTGAGTTTCCTGCAAGGGCATAGAGTTTGCTTTTGCAGATGATGAGTTGACCAGACTTCTCCTTGCTCAGGAGTTTGTCTATGTCAGCTTCGTGTACTCCCATCAGTCGGAAACAATCTCTTGGAGTGTACTTCCTGATTTGGATGGAGTATTTCTTTCCATTAGGTGCGGTGTGGATAATTTCTTTGTTCATGATGGTTACGAATGTCATTGATGAAGAATCAATGGTTGTTAGCATTGTTGGAGCAATATTGTCATAGACTTGCTGGTTATAGAGGTCTAAGACTTGCCCCCCCATATCAGGCTTGACCTTCCCTGATAGGAGTAGGGATTTCATACGTTTTCCTCCAGTTATCATATCTCTTTTACAATTAAGAATAGTGGGATGCAGTTACCTCCGTGACCCATAGCAGAATTGAGAGTAGGAGAGATTCCCTTGGTGGAGTAGACTCTGGTTTGCTGCTCTATCCTGCCTTTGATTTGGAGGTTTGCCAGCTTTATAATTTTGTCGCACATTATAATTTCTTGATGATTAAAACTGCATTGGCTGCTCTGCCATCGTTATGTATATAGTTGGCAAAACCAGCCTTGTAGTAACTTGTTCGGATGGTTCTACTTAAACCATCTACGTCTGAGTTGATGAGCAGTTTTCTGCTTGTAACTTTTTGATTATCAATACCCCCCCCCTTAGGGAAATGGTCAACACCAAGAAGATTGGCTATGCTGATTCCTGCACCAAATGATGATGTGATGGTCGGGGAGCAGCCATCAGCAGTTTTCGGTATTGCTATCTTCGGGGTAGAGTTTTTCGATTGATTCATTGATGTCTGCTTTGGTGAGATACTTTTCTAGGAGCGGCTGGGATAGGAAATATTCGGGAGATACACCATCTTCCAAGATGTCCTCAACAGTTGTCTCCAGTTTAATGGGAGAAGGGAAGTGATACTCTGGGTTCGGCTCGTCTTCTGTGCGTAGGATGGAGATAACGAAGATACGCTCACGATGTTGAGGCACACCATAATCTTTTGCGTCCAACACTTTATAGAAAGAAGAATAGCCAAAACTTTCTAAGTCTTTCAGATATTTCAAGAAGTAGGGTCTCATCGTCTTGTTGATAAGACCAGTTACATTTTCCAACATAACATATTTGGGATGCTTGCATTCCAGCATTCTCCTTTCTTGGAATATAAGTGAAGAGCGTGTTCCACTTCCTTCTTCTGCTCCTTTTCTAAGTCCAGCCATAGAGAAATCTTGGCATGGTGAAGACCATGATATGAAGTCGAAGTCGGGAACCTCATTCCAGTCTATCCTTGTCACGTCTCCGAAGTTAGGTATGTCTCTTCCGTGCAGAAGTCCGTAGGCTTGGATGGCTGATGGTTCTATCTCTGAGTAGCCCACAACCTTAAAGTCGAACTCAGGATGCTTATCTTTGAGGTACTTGAAGGCTAGGCTCTGACTGCCATAGCCAGCGAATGCCTCAAAGACTCTGAGAGGATGCTGCTTGTTGTACTTACTGATTGCTATCATTTTGGTAAACAGATTTGTGGTTTATGGATTCCATTGGATGCCCAAGCGTTCCATTGTTCCGTTATCACGATATATCTCCAACTGCTTTCGGCATAGGCTATGAGGATTCTTTTGCAGAAGCTCTATCATACCTATGATGCGTGTCTTGAAAACGTTGTCCTTATCCGCATTTGTTACGTTCTGTTCAGCCTTCGTCTTTGCGATGAGTTGACTGATTTCGGAAGGATTCTCGTTAACGGATGCTGGCGGTGGTGTTGCTCCGATGATTTCATCTTCCCATCCTCGCTGGTTAAGGAAGGTTTGGAAGTTCTTTCTGTACTGCTTGTCGGGTTGGGAGATTACATAGAGAGGAATGTACTCTATAGCTGCCTTGCGGTCTTTCTTGCTCATAGAGTTCCACTTCTTTTCGAGTTTGGCTTTGCAGCCTACCTTCTTGTCGTACAAGTTCCATGCTCTCTCAAAGGTATATTCGTCTTTGACTTCCTTTGGTGGAGCGGTTACCTTATAGCCTTTGGCTTCTAAGAATTTTATAAAAGCATTGGTTAGTTCTTCTTCATTCTTATCTGTTTGCATATCAAAAGCACTTGCTATAATTTCAAATGCGACATTTGAGGATTGAATTATATCATTCATAGTTCACCATTTAAATAATTGTCGATTGCTTGGATAAATTCATCTATAGAGCGGACGATGATGTACTTGCCACCATGTCGTTCTACTTCATGCTGGAATACCTTCTGTTCGGGTTCCTGCCTACCTTTGGGAGTCTTATTTTCGATGCAGAGAAAACTTCCCCTGCATCAGTAGAATTCTCGTCTCCTTCAATCTTCTGACGAACCATCAACTTACCTTCCTCATCGAAGAAGAACTGGAGGTTATCAGGGATAGGGTACTCTACTGCCGAACCATCAGCAGGAATGCGCAACTTAGATAAGGTTGCCTTTCCGTTATTGATGTTGGTAACGTCCTGATTACTGATGCCTTCTGCATGAATATCAGGAGTCTCTTCCTCGGCAATCTCTGCCATCTTCTTGGCAATCATGTCTACACCTTTGCCAACGATTGCTCCGAAAAGCATCTGTGCAAATGGTGGTAACTCTGGGGTGTTGTTGCGCTGACGATTACGTCTGTTGTTGCGCTTGTCGTTTCTACGTGTCATATCAACTATAATTTTGTAAAATTTTATTAAATTCGTCTTCTGTAACACCATCTGCATAGAGTATCGTGAGGATGGTGTCTAAGACTCTACTATATACTTCATTGAAGGCTGGCTCATCCATCTTTGCGAAGGAGATAGACTTGGCTCTCTCCAAGAACTTCTGTCCGTTTAGGTCGTAAAGCGGTTCGCTGAATCCTGATGTTATCAGAAGCTGCTCACGGAATGTGTCTATAGAACGTAGGTTTGTGCGCTGCTGCTCTGTGAGACAATCCCATGCTGCTCTGATAAGGGAGAAGAACTTTCGGTGAAACTTAATGTTCCTTGGTCGAACTATGTTTGCCTTGATGATGGAACCAACCTTTATCTTTTTCATTTCCTCGTAATCATCATCCGTGTAAGGGCGAAGACCAGTGGAGGTTCTTACTAGATGGATTTCCATATCTTATATATTATTGGTTTGGGGCAGGGAAGGGAAGACCCTGCTGCTGACCACCTGCATATTGAGCGTTCTGCTGAATAGGTTGACCGCTTGCGTTAACCTGAGGGGGAAACTGCTGTGTCTGACTCTGTGGTGCTGTCTGCTGTTGTGGGTTATACCCATAAACTGGCTGAGGTGCTGCGCCAACCTGACTATGGACAACCTGACCTTGCGGCTGGTCATTTGGTCGCTCCACCTTCCAACAATCCAACTGATTGAACCAACGTCCTTCCTTTGACTGGCGTGCCTTCAATCCGATGTGGGCGGTGATGATTTCTCCTAACTGAATGCCGAACTGCTGAATCTTGTCTGAACCATAAACTTGGATAACGGCTCTTGAAGGGTACTGCTCGTTCAACTCTTCGATAGTGTATTCACAAGAACTCCATTGGGTTCCGTTTTGGGAAGTTCCCATTTGAACTTGCCCTGCTGCAATAATCTTGCCTGTAAACTTTACGTTCATATCTATACTTAATTAAGTTTGATTCTTATTGACGGCTTGGTGGTCGTTTCTTTCAGATAGTACTCGTAGTGTTCTGGCTCCGTGTCTTTGAACAGCTTCGCGTCGAAGGTTTTCTTGGTGGTAGCTGCCACATAAGAGTAAGAACCGATGTTGGTCTTGATGGATTTCTGCTTGTTGGCTTCCATCATCTTCATCATCTGCTCCTTCAAATCATCCTGCTTAATTTTCAGGGCATCCATACGAGCGGAAACTAGTCTGTACTCCTGCTCTAGTGCCGAGAACTGCTCAGGAACTTCCACCTTATACTGATAGTCTGTATCATCAGCGAGATAAGCGTTGATTAAATCGTCAATCTGATAATCTGCTACCCTAGGTAGCGGCTGGAACTTGCTCTGTCCGTTCTTGAACCACATACAAACAATCTCCTTCACCTTCAAGTCAGGATTCTGCTCCTCGAACCATCTTGCATAGATGGATAGCTGGAGCGATACATTGTCGTAGTGGAGGGTGGCGGTGGTCTTGTAATCTACCAGATAGATGTTGCCTTCTTTATCGGCAAAGATTCCATCAATGGCAGATGCGAAGTTCTCGCCATCTGTAACAAGATACTCGGATGCTACATAGTGTAAATCGTATGCGACTAACATACTATGGAAGGCTTGAAGCTCTTCCGTAGTATTTGGGTACTGCTTGATGTCGGCATCGAAGATGGAACAGAAGGTTTCAAACGTGTTGTGGATAAGACCTCCTCGCTCTGCTGCCTTCTTCAATACCGATTCAGGAATATTCTTGTAGGTATCGGGGAAGGCTTTCTTGATGAGCGTTCCCGTCACACCTTTCAATTCCTTCTTTCCGATGAAGTACTGGTGCGTCTCTTCTATAAATGTGACATTTGGCACATTCAGGCTGATTTTCTTTGTTGTTTCTGTCATATTATTGTAATCCTAATTCTTTCTTCTTAGCTGATACTGCTTGCATGAACTGAGGGTTGACGGTGAGCGGCTTGTATGTTTGAACTACCCATATCAGATTGTCTTTCGTGACACATCTGCTAAGGTATGCCAATCCTTCGTTCAAGTCATTTGTGTGATACTGGGGTGTTGCTGGCTGCTGTACGGCTTGTGCTGCCTGAGCGGTTGGATGCTGAGCCTGTGTTTGCTGCTGCGCTTCCTGATGCTGCCCATCGTTGGTGGTATCAGAATCAGCATTATCATCAATGGCAAAGAGACCGTTGAGAGCATACTTTCGAGCGTAAGAGGATGATGCTCCAGTAATCTGACTGCCATCCATACCCTTTTTGGTTTCCTCTTCTCTAGCCCAACCAGTTGTTGTTTCGCACTCGCCCTTCTCGTTCTTGATAGTGGCGGTAGCCTTAACATAAATGCGGTTGCCTACCATCACAATATCATCTGTAATGGTTAGCGTGCATTTCTGCTTGTTTAGCAAAGGCTTGACAGCTTCTAAGATGTCCTCAGCCTTGCGATACTTGTAGCCACCGAATTTGTTGAACTGACTCTTCGGGGCTTTCAGTTCTGACTGAATTGCGATAAGTTCTTTCATATCTTATATGTATTAAGTTGTTATTGATATTTCCATTCATAGCGGCTGCATTTGTAGCCACCATCTAGGTTCTTATTCGGGTTGTCACACATGGTCGAGAAGAGACAATCGTGACAACTATTTGCTTTATATCTCATATTGTATGGTTTAAATGTTCAAATTAAAAGCCCCACGATTCTCACGAATGGTGGGGAAGAGAGTTTTTTATTTTAGTTTAACCTGAGCGGTCGCTACCGCATCGCAAATGTAATCTGTATGAAACACACTAATATGTCAATATTTGCAATTTCCTTTAGAAAAGGAGGGGCAGTAAAATGAATATGATAAAAACAGCCACCTCCGTGGAGCGACATCTATACAATCTTGCCGGATGCTGAATCGCTCCTTGGTTCCCTTCTGCATTTATGGAGGCTTAGGACTCCCAGCACTAGTAATCGCACATATTGTGATATATCTGATTTCTATAAAATAACCAATTATAACTATTGAACCGAATAGAAAAAAAGAAAGCGTGCTGGCTGCATTAGAACCGATTTGTAGTTGTGCGCTCCTACCTTTAGATGCTACCTTATTATATAAGGGTCACGGCATCAGGTCTGCTTCTTCACAAGTGAACTCCAAGTTTTTCCAAATTCCACCTATCAGGTGTATGTACTCGCTTGCCACTTCCACGTCTAAGCACCATCTGTGGTTAATGATGCTCCTTTTGGGTACGTGTACCTCTCTAGGAAGGTTTATCCTATCCGATACAAAGCCTTGGAATCGGGCTATATGGGGCGCAAGGTGGGACTCGAACCCACGACCTCGAAGGCTCATAAACCTTCATAATCTACCAACTGAGTTACTTGCGCTGGGTAAAAACTTAAAACATGTAAAATTATAACGACTAAAGTTATAGTGGAGACTGGGAGTAGCAAACTCCAAAAAACCTCTGCTGTTTTCGAAGACTGAAACATTATAAGACTTAACACATTAATAACTTAATACTTAACTATTCTTGTGAGGTTCAATCTCCATATATCTTACTTGCCTACCTCATTGAAGTAGGAGTGAATTTCCTTAACGGCAACAGCGAAAGCGATTACGCTGGCTACCAACATTACATCTGCTATCATAAGTTTATCTGTTTAATGGGTAAAACAATAGGCTGCTGCCTCTGATTTCAACTCTGCCATGCTCTTTCTGCGATTCTGAGTCATCCACTCTTCCAACTCACTCTTCTTAAAGTAGAGTCGGTTGATGTTTGGTTTATAGCAAGGAATGATGCGGTTCCTGACGTTCTCTCTCACTCCTCTAACCGTCATACCAAGAATGATTGCAGCTTCATTAATGTTGAGCACATTCTTTGCAGCTATGAGCGAATACTGCTCTATGCGGTCTAGCTGCTCTTTAATCTCTGGGTCTATCATATCAGTTGAATTTGATGGTTTGTTGACTGGCACTAGCTGCCTTGGCTGGCTCTGTTCTACCAGTGCCCTTATCGCTGGGAGTGTTCTCCTGCTCTATTAAGGGGAGAATGCCCTTCGCTTTGAGTGATTCATATAGGAAGATTCTTCCTTTCGTTGTCCACTCGGTGTTGTACTTCACATCGTGCCTACCATCACTCCTTAATATGTCTACTGCTCTGCTGTGAACATATCCACCTTCTAAGAACTGGGCAAACAATATCCATTGACCTCTTACCTTGTGTTGGATTCTCATAGACTCCAACTCCTTGTTTAACCTCATGGCACTCATTCCGTAGTCCTGAGCAATCTGAGTAACAGTCATGGTGGCATTACTCTGCAAGATTTTGTCGTAGTAGCTAACCTTAGGCAGCATTTCGGTAATCTTGTTGCCGAGTTCCATGTTCGTCTTGCTGATAGTGAGGATTTGTTCCTGCTGCTTCTTGTTCTCTAAAGCTAGCTGCTGTTTCTCTTCCTCAGCCTTGACCAGAGATTTGAGAGCTTCGAGATAGTTCTGAGGAACGGATGGCTTTTGATGTTGCTCTTCCAGTTCCTTCCATCGTTTAATCAACTTGGCTCTCGCTTCATCGTTGAACTTGGTGGCGATGTAGAGACACTCTTCTTTATTGAGAGAGTAGCAAGGTCTTGGTTTCCCTTGCTCGTCTTGATATTCAGCCAACGCAAACTTGCGTTCGCTAACTTTCTCCCAAGCTGGCTCCATGTTTCTGATGGCTCTCATTACATCAGTATGTCTTCTGCCAGTAATCTCTGCAATCTGTAGTGATGTCATTCGGTCACCATCTACAATAGTCGAAATTTCATTCATAGGATTCCTCCTTCTTTATTATTAATAGAACACTACCTTGTCTGCCTTAACACCTCCGAACTCATTCAGGGCATCATTCCTGATGTCTTCGGCTTGCTTGCTCTGACTTCTAAAACCTAGAGCGTTGTAGATGGTTTCCCTTCGGCATCCATATCGCTCAGCAAGTTTTTTACGTCCTTCGGGCGAAACTTTGATAATTTTTATCTTTTTTGCTTGCATATCTTAATTTTTTATTGTACTTTTGCTTCTAATAATTAAGCAACTTGTTGTTTACGAGTGCAAAGGTACTCTTTTCCGAGTAAACTGCCAAACATTTTCTCGAAAAAGATTAACCCTTTAAGATTAATTAGTTAACATTTATAAATGTAAAATGTATGGAAGCGACTATTTATCAGAGAGTTAAGTTGATTTTAGAGGATAAATCTATTTCCGTTAATGCTCTCTCTAAACAGATTAATGTGGCGCAAGCTACTTTAAATCCTCAGTTAAGAGGTGATAGAACTTTAGCTGCCAATATCGTAGAGAAGATATTGACTGCCTTTCCTGACGTGTCTGCTGAGTGGTTGATGCGTGGGGTAGGTACTATGTATAGCAACCAGGATGCAGATGATTCATCTTATATGGTTGCTGAGACTCCTCATCATGAAGAACCTAAGATAGAAGAGTCTCATCAGGATGATTCTGTCTGGAAGGCTAAGTATGAGGAACTAGAGAAACGCTACGACCAGCTACTTTCTATCTTAGGTGGTGGCATGAGAAAAGCAAATGTAGGTTAACACGAATGTTTAATTATAAAAATGTGGTAGATATGAAACTGATTATAACTAATTTATACACGTTGTTCATTTTAGCGGTATGTGATGCGATAGTCCTCTTGTCTGTGAAGTGGGCTATTACCATTGATGTTCTTTATATAGTGTTGTTGATGATTGGAACATTACCATTTATGGTGGTATCAACCTTGTTTGATAAGTCGATAACGTTCTTCCCTTATTATTTCATCAGATTGAGGCAGGTAGATGTTTATAGTGCCTTTTTCCTATATATGCTTGGCTTTGCTTTTGGAACATTCTATTTATGGTATACGTTTTGGCAGCATGATGGTCATTGGATATTAGGATGTATCTTTGGTACAATACTGAACTGGATATTGGTGGCTATGAAAGGAAATGATTTGGTGTTGGTTCATAAAAGAATGGGGGTGATGTGATGGAAGTATTTATAGGTATAATGTTGCTTTTGGCTATTATTGCTGTAATATTTATCCAGAGAATAATAAGTGTGAATCGTGAGTTAAGTGATAAGAAAGCAAAGGAAATGATGGAAAGGCTGAGGAAAGATTGCTCTGAGCACCATTCAATATGTGTTACTATTGATGGGTGTAAAATTATGCTAAGAGAAGACTTCATAAAGAAGGAATGGAATAAGACTGGAGAAGGAGGAATGCCTATCCGTGGTCAATATGAACCAGCAGCGCATTTTTTGAGACGTGTTGACGAATATCGCAAAATGAAGGCTGAGCAGAAAAGACGTTATGATGAGGAGGTGGCACGAAAGAAACAGAGTATCTTAGGTAGATGCGAAAAGGCTCCTTTATCAAAGTCCGAGTATGAAGCTGACGAAATATTAAAGAACTACAATGGAAAATTGTAACTTTCAGTACTCGTGTTATTGATTTAAATGTGTGAGATATGAAAAGATTATTTTTATTATTGCTGACACTCTTTATGATAATTGGAGTTCAAGCACAGAGACCGAGTGTTAAGGAACAAATGGTGATTAAGCAGAATTACATGAATTTCTGTAAGGACTTGAATCAACAGTTGCCAATACAAGTGGATGATTACACAAAGTTCTATGCTATAAGTTTCGTTAATTGGACTCTGACAGCGTATTATCAACTTGATATAGATTCTGATGATTTTTCAGAGAATGAACTGATTGAGCTTCATGGTGAGTTGCGTTCTGCATTCAAGGAGTCGGCTAGAAGAATGTTCGCTAGTGGCAATTATGATTTGAATCGTAATGATTGGAAAACATTTATGAGGGGTACTGGAATGAAGTTTAGGGCAAATTATAAAGATGCTTATGATAGACCGATGCTTAATGTTACTTTAGATTATTCTGATTTCTAA